TCATGGGGACAGCTAGTATGTATGGCAATCAAGTCATGGAAGCAGAGCTTGACTGCCCTTGGATGACAACGGATGTTTTGATTGAGTTTGTACATCATGGTGACGAGGAGAACTTAGTTGAAATTGTTTCAGTTAAATCGCACGGAGTTGACATCACTAGCTGGGTCAACATTGATTATATGTTTGATCTTGTTCGTGATTACATAGACGAAGCCGACTACCATTGGTCAGATCATGGAGACTGATGCGATGGACAAAAGCCGTATAAAAGAATTCTTTATTCTTCTGCGTCACTCACCTGAGTATTTGTATGCGCTGGTGATAGTGACTTTCTTTTCTATTGGTACTATAATCGGGCAGTATCTTAAAGACGGAGGATACCTATGAGCATTGATGATGTAACACCACAAGAATGGGATAGTGTTTCAAAAAGTAAAACAGTTTATGGAAAACTTTATCACCCGGAAGATAAGCATGATGTGGTAAATAAACCAGATCATTATAACAAGGGAGCGATTGAAGCTATCGAAGCAATCAGTGCTTCAATGCACCCACAAGAATTCAAGGGTTATCTCAAAGGCAACTGCCTCAAATACCTTTGGAGGTACGAGTACAAGAACGGTGTAGAAGATCTGAAGAAAGCACAGGTCTATTTAGGCTGGTTAATCAAGGAGTTAGAGGGGGGTTGACATCTGCCTCGATCCATGCTAAAATCAACCTTTAAAGTCTTTTGACTTGGAGATACAAATTGAAAATCATACAAGGAAACTTTGATAAAAGTAATAAAAAAACTTTAAGTGATAAAGTCTTAGAAGGTCTTCAAAATCTTAGAGATCAATCAAACGATGAAGAAATTAGATACCCCTTTATTCTTATTGTTGACACTGGTGAGGAGTTGAAGGTAGTATCTGATGTAGAGATGGAAAAGTTTAATCTTTTATTAGACTTAGTAAAGCATACCATTCTCACAGGAGATTATTAATAATGTCTGATTATGATATTGAAGATACTTTATGCAAGGCTTTTGTCTTGACGTTGGGTAGTGGTATGCCCAACTACAGAACAGTGAGCGATATGATTGGTTGGATCAAGCGACAAGCCCAACTAGAGGGTGAGCGTCTGACCGAAGATTATATCTATGGCTGTATCCCGTTGTACATTAACTTTCTTTTTAATAAAGCTTAGGAGAAAATATACTATGGCTATTGTTGATGGCGTAGCAATGTGGGCATCCGTTACCACACCCAACACAACGTACACTCCGGTGTATACCGTGAACCTGATAGTATCTGATGACGTTGCTAATGACTTCCGCTCACGCGGGTTTAAGGTCAAGGACATGGAAGAGGGGCCAGCCCTTGTTATCAAGCGCAAAGTTACTGGTAAGAATGGTCAGCCTAACTCCGCACCCAAACTGATGGATCGCAATAAAGCGCCTCTGAATACCAGCGTAGGTAATGGCTCCAAGGTGCGAGTGCAGTACAAGGAGTGGGAGTCAACTTGGAATGGTACTGTCTATCGTGGCTTGGACTTTCAAGCTATGCAAGTGCTAGAGCTTGTTGAATATGCCAGCCCTGATGGTGCTGAGTTTGAGGCGCTGGATGATGGCGATGCTGGGAGTGAGTTCTGATGTGGAGATATACCCACGAAGATAAAACCTATGATGTAGAAAAGATCTCTCCAGAGGGTCAGGCGACATTTATGCTGATCGCTGATGTTCAAAAGAGAATTGAAGATCTTGAAACAAACATGACCATCAATCAGGCGGCGGCAGTTGCATTGCACCAGAAGATGCAACAGCTTCTTGTTGACGAGGCAATCGTAGAGGACAATGAAACGGAGGACTAAACAATGGGCGACTTTGTGGAGTACCACAAGCCCTGTCCTGAATGTGGAGGCAGTGATCCTGTCTCCATAAATTCAGATGGCACTGCTAAATGTTTTAGTTGTGGAACCTTTTTCAAGGACTATGAATCTGCAATAGGAGGCAACGTGGCAGACTTTAATAGCTTCAAAAGATCAAACGACAACGCACCCTTCTCTCAAAATCAAACCTTCTATCACGCATTAACAGACCGTTCAATCTCACTAGAGACTGCAAAGAAATACGGAGTTCGCTCAGTCAAAGACGAGTCGGGCAAGATCATTGAACACCACTACCCTGCGTACATAAACAATGAAGAAGTCGCTACTAAAATCCGTAGAGAAAATAAAGTATTTAATTGGGTCGGTTCTGCCAAGGGAACTGGCCTTTTTGGTCAGCAAATTGCACAGGCGGGCGGCAAATATATTACGGTCACTGAAGGTGAGTGTGATGCTATGGCGGCATACGAACTTTTGGGGAGTAAATGGCCGGTTGTATCTGTTAAGAATGGAGCGCAAGGTGCAGTCAAAGATATTCAAGAAAATCTTGAATTCCTTGAATCGTTTGATACGGTGGTTATTTCTTTCGACAACGACAAGCCCGGAAGAGAAGCCTCAAAGAAAGTGGCGCGTATTATCAAGCCCGGAAAGGCGAAGATACTTACGCTTCCTACCGACTTCAAAGACCCTAACGAAATGCTCAAGCTGGGTCATCACAAAGCTTACGTTACTGCATGGTGGGCTTCAAAACTTTACACGCCGTCTGGGATTCTAAATGTCAGTGAAGAGCGTGAGAACTATAAGAAGCGGGAGCGAAAAGAATCCGTTGCCTACCCGTGGCAGGGACTAAACGAAAAGCTTGAGGGCTTGCGGCAGGGTGAGCTAATCACACTGACAGGCGGCACAGGCTTAGGTAAATCTAGTGTTACTCGTGAGCTTGAACACTGGCTCATCACCAACACCAACGACAAGGTAGGCGTCATTGCTCTTGAAGAGGACTGGCGTAGGACTGTTGATGGTATCTTATCTATTGAGGCTAATGCTCGCCTGCACATTGATAGCGTCAGAGCTAAGTACAGTGAGGAAGAAATAGATAATTTCTTCAATGTTCTTTATGACGGGCAGAACAAGAACCGCGTCTTTGTCCATGCCCATCTTGGGATGAACGATGTTGATAGTGTGTTTTCTAAACTGCGCTTCATGGCAATGGGCCTTGAGTGTAAGTGGATAGTTTTTGACCACTTGCATATGCTCTTGTCCATGACAACGGACGGTGATGAACGCCGCAATATAGATTCTATAATGCACAACTTCAGAACGCTGGTGGAAGAGACGGGCGTGGGCCTCATACTTGTGTCGCACCTCAGAAGGATTGATGGCAATCGCGGTCACGAGAATGGTATTGAGACAGGACTCAACCATCTACGTGGCTCACAGAGTATCGCTCAGTTGTCAGACTGTGTGATATCTTTGGAGCGTAACCAGCAATCAGAAGATCCCATTGAAGCCAGCACCACACGAGTCCGTGTACTCAAGTCCAGATACACGGGCGATGTCGGTTTAGCGACACACTTGTTTTACGACAAGGACAGTGGTAGGCTCAGTGAGATATCAATGGAAGTAGAACAGCAAGAAGAAATAGAACTATGAAAAGTATTGTCTTTGACATAGAAGCAGACAGCCTAGAGCCTACAAAGATATGGTGTATTGCGGCTGTCGATCCTGACTCTGGAGAGACAAAGACCTTTGGGCCTACTGAGATTGTTCAGGGTTTGGCTCACCTCTCCAGTGCAGACAAACTGATAGGTCACAACATCATTGGTTATGACTTACCAGCCATCAAGAAGATACACAATATTGATCTGACTGAGAACCGCGCCATCGTAGACACGCTAGTATTGTCTCGCCTCTTTAACCCAACACGCGAGGGTGGGCACAGCCTTGAGTCTTGGGGCTATCGCATTGGTCTTCAGAAAATAGATCACAAAGAGTTTGGCGAGTACTCTCCAGAGATGCTGAACTACTGTCGCAACGATGCAGTACTCAACGCCAAGATGTTTAATAATCTTAAAGCAGAATCACGGGGCTTCAGCCGACAGTCTGTAGTGCTAGAACATGAAGCACTAAAGATTATTGCAGATCAAAGAGAGCATGGTTTTCTTCTGAATGTACAGGCCGCAACACTGCTTGTCGCTGAACTGACTGATCGCCTCAAGGAAGTAGAACGTGAGGTGCAGAAGACCTTCAGACCTAAGCAACTAAAAACTATTCTTCTACCACACTTTACCAAGACAGGCGCACTATCTAAGATGGGCCTCATCCAAGGCTCAGAAAAGAAAAGCCGCTTGACTCAAGAGGAATATGAAGAGATTGCAATAAAGCGTAAGGCTGTACGTATTGAAGAAACTCCTTTCAACCTTGGATCACGTAAACAGATTGGTGAGTATCTGATTGATTTTGGTTGGAAGCCCAAGCGGTTCACACCCACAGGTCAGCCAATCGTTGATGAGTCTACGCTCAGTAAGATTAAAGATATTCCAGAGGCCACACTGATTGCTGAGTACCTTCTGCTTCAGAAGCGAATAGCACAGGTGTCCTCTTGGCTTGAGGCTTGTCACGACGATGATCGTGTTCGCGGTTTTGTTAATCCAAACGGAACTATCACAGGTCGCATGACACACAACAGCCCCAACATGGCACAGGTTCCCAACCTCTCAGCGCCCTACGGCAAAGAGTGTCGGGCCTGTTGGACTGTGGCAGACGGCTACAAGCTGGTTGGTATTGACGCCAGCGGCCTTGAGTTGCGTATGCTTGCACACTACATGAAGGATGAGGGGTTCAAAGATGAAATATTGCACGGAGACATACACTCAGCTAACCAAAGACTTGCAGGGCTTGAATCAAGAAATCAGGCAAAGACATTTATCTATGCACTCTTATACGGAGCAGGAGATGAAAAACTTGGCAGTGTGGTTGGAGGAAACAAAAGAGATGGTGCGGAACTTAGAAAGCGTTTCTTCGATAATCTCCCTGCATTTAAACATCTTAAAGACTCAGTTGGACGAGCGGCTTCAAAAGGTTTCTTGAAAGGGCTAGATGGTCGCAAGCTATATGTCCGATCTGAACACGCCGCACTGAACACATTACTTCAAAGTGCTGGCGCTATCATCATGAAGCAGGCGATGATAAATCTTAATCAGCTAATCAAGCTCAACACACTGGACGCACACTTTGTTTGTAACGTGCATGATGAGTGGCAGTTAGAGGTAAAAGAAGCTGTGGCTGATGCAACAGGAATGCTGGGGGTTGATGCAATAAAGCAGTCGGGTGAGGAGCTAGAATTATTCTGCCCTCTTGATGGTGAGTACAAAATAGGAGATAACTGGAGTGAAACACACTGAAGAATATAAGTGGCATTATCACCGCACAAACTCTAAAGGTAAAAAAATATTCAGACATTACACACAAGAAGATATAGAAGATGTTGTAGATTATTTAGATGAGCGTGGCTTTTATTATGAGATCGCTGGGGGCGGTATGTTGTGGATTACCAATAAAAACAATGATACGTTTTCATATTATTGGACTACAGGAAAATGGTCTACCTATAAAAATAATAGAAAAAAACATTATCAGGCTATGGGTATAAAAGATTTTTTAGATAGGTATATTGATAATGATGAATATCTAAAGGAACAAGAAGCTACATATCAAAATGCAGTAGAGGCTAAAGCAAAAGAAGATGAAAAAATAGAGCAACATATTTTAAATATTTTGGAAGAACGGGGAGAACTGGGCCTAACCTCAAGACAACTAAAAGATGACCATGCTGGAGAGTGGGGCGAAGAAAGGGTAGGCTGGATTCCCAGACAGCTTGAGCTAAAAGGACTTATATTTTATAGAGGTGATAAGATAGGAAGAGCTAGAGTTATGCGGCTTACAAAATACAAGGAAGAAAAAAATGAAAATACAGCACGAGCCTAACAGAGTCGGTGACTTAGCAGAACACTATGCCGTTACATGGTTATGGGACAATGGCTATCATGTGTTCAAGAACTGTGGATGCACAGGGCCAGTGGACATTGTTGCCATGAACCCAGAAGGTGAGATTACTTTGATAGATGTAAAGTCTTATAAAGACGGTAGGCTTTCTGCAAAGACTCCACTTCAGAAAGAGCTTGGTGTACAATACTTACACTACAATTCAAAGACACGGAAGTGTCGATTCGTAAGGCATAGGAAATGAAACTTGACACATTAATTGACGATATTTATGGACAGCTTTCAGAGCTATCCGAAGGCCGTGAATTTAATTTAAGTGATGAAGATCTGGACTTCACGCTGGCCCGTATCAAGGACTCGCTTCTAGCTTGGGCTAGGCCATCAGAAAGAAACTCAGAGTTCTCTCTGCGTATGTCTAATGTTGGTCGCCCCGCTCGACAGCTTTGGTACGAACAGCACCGTGAGTCTGAGCCGTCAGTACCCCCACCATACCTACAAATAAAATTTCTTTATGGTCATCTCCTAGAAGAGATCCTGCTTATGCTTGTCAGGGCTTCAGGTCATGAAGTCACTGACGAACAGAAAGAGGTTACTGTTAAGGGCGTGAAGGGACACATTGATTGCAAGATTGATGGAGAAGTGGTTGATATTAAGACCGCATCTAAGTTCTCGTTCAATAAGTTTCGTGAGGGACGGCTACGAGAAGATGATCCTTTCGGATATATGTCACAGCTTGCAGGCTACGAGGAGGCTGAGAAGTCCTCTGAGGGCGGCTTTCTTGTAATCAATAAAGAGAGCGGCGAGTTGTGTTTATATCGCCCAGAGGAGCTTGACAAGCCTAGTATCAACACTCAGATACAGGATGTGAAGAAAGCCCTGAAGATGGCTACTCCACCTCCACGCTGTTATGAGTCTGTACCGGAGGGGAAGAAAGGCAACATGAAACTGCATCGTAATTGTACGTATTGTCCGTACAAGTTTGAGTGCTACAAAGATGCAAACAATGGGCAGGGTTTGAGAGTATTCAAATATTCTCATGGGCCAACTTACCTAACTCATGTCGAAGTTGCACCAAGAGTCGAGGAGGTTGTGTGAACCGGAAGACAATGAAGAAGATCAACAGACAGGTTAGGATTATTTCTGTTGAGTGGTTGCAAAGTATCATGCCTGAAGGAGAAGCAGATAAAATAAATCTGAAAAACTTTAGGCAGTATCTAAACCAAACATCTCATTACTTTAAAGATAAGCAGTTCTTTAACTCTGCTTTTACTGAAAGGTGGACAAGGAATAAACTGAAAGATTTTTATAACAAAAATCCATATAAACCCATTGACAGCTATACCGTTGCCGATTTAAAATGAAAGCTTTAAGCTTGGAGGCGTTGGTGTTTTATTGCGCCAAGCAATTAGCAGAAGAAGAAACAATAGATGAAGACTTATTGTTTGAGTTATATGTTATATTAAAGATTCATTTTGAAGGGATACCTACAATACATTGAAGCCTAAAATAAAAAAAGGATACAGGAAGGCTCGCGTTAAGCGGCCCATCGAAAAAGCACCTGTTCGTGGATACGATTCTAATTGGGAGTATGAGCTTCACTCAGGCATCTTAAACGAATGGAAGATTCATTCTGAACAAGCCGCCTATATTGTTGAACACACCTATCATCCAGACTTTATCCGTGAGATAGAGGGCAGAAAGATCTATCTAGAGGCGAAGGGCCGCTTCTGGGATCACAATGAATACAACAAATATGTTTGGATAGCTAAGGCCCTTCCAAAAGATATTGAGTTGGTGTTCTTGTTTGCTGATCCCAATGCACCTATGCCCCAAGCAAAGCGCAGGAAGGATGGCACAAAGCGTAACCATGCTGAGTGGGCTTCTTCCAAAGGGTTTCGTTGGTTTTCTGAAGATAGCATCCCAGCCTCTTGGATAGATGCTTCAAAAAGAGAGAGCCTAAGCGATGATGAATGACCGTAAGCGAGAGAGATTAGAAAAATTCAGTCGCCATAAAAGAAAAAAGCATGAGGAAAAAGATGAAGCCCGATTGAAACCGCTAAAGAAAAGAAACAAATACAAATTAAATATTAATGACCTAAATGTTATTGATGATATGGAATGAAAACACCCTGTATTTCTGTATGTAAAACAGAGAATGATGTTTGTGTTGGTTGTCATCGGACACTAGCAGAAATTATTTTCTGGTCTAATTACACTGATGATGAACGTGATATTATAATGAGGAGAATTATTATGAGTGAAGCAAGCCTTGCTAAAATTAATGAACGTCTTGAGGTCTATCGTTATTCAAATGGCTATATGGTAGAGATTTCTGGGCGCTCTGAAGATGGTGATTGGGCCAGCAAGAAAATGATTTTTGCTACGGCTGACGAAGCCTATGACTTTGCAAAAGAAATGCACACATCACTTCCACTTGATAACTGAGGCTAAAGATGAGTACCTTTGAAACAAATGAACTTGGTTCGTATGAGTCTTATATTCACAAGAGTCGTTACGCTAGATATCTTCCACACGAAGAACGCCGCGAGACATGGGAAGAAACAGTTAATCGTTATGTAAATTATTGGGGCGACAAGCTTAATGTAGACGAACAAAAAGAAATCTACAAAGCTATTCATGGCTTGGAAGTTATGCCATCCATGCGAGCCTTGATGACCGCTGGCGAAGCTTTAGATCGTGACAATGTAGCAGGCTTTAATTGTAGTTATCTTGCTATTGATAGCCCTCGTGCTTTTGACGAGATGATGTATGTACTTATGTGTGGTACAGGCGTTGGCTTCAGTGTTGAAGAGCAGTATGTTTCTAAGCTTCCAGAAATTGCAGAGGATTTCCATGCAACAGATACAGTCATACATATACCAGATTCAAAAATTGGATGGGCGAAATCGTTTAGGGAATTGGTTTCGTTGCTGTATTCAGGTCAAATACCAGAATGGGATACATCTAGAGTTCGACCTACGGGTTCCAGCCTTAAAACTTTTGGAGGTCGAGCAAGTGGCCCAGAACCTCTTGTTGAACTCTTCAAATTTGCAGTTAGATTATTTAAAGGAGCGGCTGGACGAAAGCTTACGCCCCTTGAATGCCACGATCTTTGCTGTAAAATCGCTCAAATAGTTGTTGTAGGTGGGGTTAGGCGCTCTGCGCTTATCAGCCTCTCTGATTTATCGGATGATGATATCCGTCAAGCAAAGCACGGTGCTTGGTACAATACAGAACCACAGCGTGGCCTTGCAAATAACAGTGCCTGCTATACTAGCAAGCCTTCTTTTAATTTATTTTCTAACGAATGGAGTAGCTTACATGAATCACAAAGTGGAGAACGAGGAATATTCAGCCGTGCGGCTAGTAAAAAACAAGCTTCAAGAAACGGTAGACGAGATAGTGACAGAGATTTCGGAACGAACCCATGCAGTGAAATCATCCTTAGACCAAATCAATTCTGCAACCTTTCAGAAGTTGTCGTCAGACCGAAAGATACACTTAACACTCTTCGGAGAAAAGTACGAATTGCGACTATCTTGGGTACTCTCCAAGCCACGCTCACGGACTTCCGCTACCTGAGAGGTATTTGGAAAACTAATACAGAAGAAGAATCTTTGTTGGGCGTGAGCCTGACAGGTATTCTTGACAACCCACTACTCACGCTAGAGAACAAGAACCTTGATAAGCTTCTTACGACTCTGCGTGAAGAGGCCGTCGAGACTAATAAGATCTGGGCAGAACGCTTAGGTATTCCTCAGAGTGCGGCTATTACTTGTGTTAAGCCTAGTGGTACGGTGTCACAACTAGTAGATTCAGCATCAGGAATCCACGGACGCTATGCTCCTTATTATATTCGGAGGGTTAGGGCTGATATGCGTGACCCATTATGTGCGGTCTTAGAAGACGCTGGAGTACCCTGTGAGATGGATAACTTCTCACCTAGTACTAAGGTATTCTCCTTCCCTAAGAAGGCTCCAGAGGGCGCTGTGTTCGCTTCTGAGCAGTCTGGTATGGAACAGTTAGAACTATGGGCCGCATACCAAGAACATTGGTGTGAACACAAGCCTAGTATTACTGTGTACTATCGGGACTCTGACTTCCTTGAGATTGGTAATTGGGTTTACAATAACTTTGATACAGTTTCTGGTATTAGTTTCTTACCATATGATGAACACACATATGCTCAAGCACCATATGAGCAGATCACGGAAGAGGAATATAATGAAATGGTAAAAGATTTCCCGACAGCCTTTGATTGGGATCTTAATGAGTCAGATGACTTCACTGAAGGAGCGCAAACACTAGCTTGTGTTGGCGGTGCTTGCGAACTCTAATGTCTCAGAAGGATGCAACAATAATAGGCTTCCGCATCCTGATAGATTCAGAAGGGCTTTTTGTTACCGAAGCTACTGAATTTCCTGACGAACATATTGCAAAAGTATTTCGTGAAGAAGAAACTCAAATACTAGTTCGTGCGGCAATAAAGTCCTTTAAAGAACATACCGGAGATATGCACTCAAAGATTGAGACAGACATAGACGCCATCAATAGAATACTCTAATGTTTAAATACATTCTATTTGCGTTTATGTTGGTGTCTGCGCCGATGGCGAATACCGACACCCTAATAAGATCTGGTTGTTCTAAAGATTATCTGGGGGTAGAGTGGTTTATCTACGAAGACGCTGACGGCAATCGCTACACAATAAAAGATCCTAGATCTTGGAGGTGTGGTTATCGTCGCTATCTAAACCTGTCAATGGAAAAAGATGTTGGAGACAGGTTTGATCCTGCCATAGTCAACGTAGATTATAAGGATATGCTGGGCCGTGAAGAAAGCTGGGGCATGGTACACCATAAAATATCTATGGGTTATGCAGAGCGTGAAGGCTGTTGCACTGTGAAGATCTATGGAGATGGTCGTACAGGCGATGGTATCTTTACGCTAGGCAGAACTGAAATACAATTCCGTATAGAAAAAGAACCTATCTGTGAGTTTGTAGACGAGCCTAAATGGTATGGTAGTAGTAGTCGCATTGATTGTGAAGGCCATACACAAAAAGGCGGTCAAGAACTTATTTACTATGGGGAAGATGACGATAGGATTGTAACGTGGGAGTTAGGTGTACTTGTTTACGCATCACATACTGAATATGGAATAGACGTACCTATAGAGATTCTTGAAGAGTGGGATGAAGACCATGCCCAGTGGCGCAAGTGGGAATATCGCATAGACAAATATAATAAAGTCTATGAAAGATCTGGCGTTCACATAAGATATAAACTAACTAAACTTTATCTTGCACATTGGCACAGCTTGCGACAGTTAGAATCTTTGGTTACGGGCCTACCAGTAGATATTACTTTAGGGTACGGCACATCTTATCCAGATACTTGCGGCGTTGCAGATGTGACTACGTACTTTAAAGAGAATAAGCCTCCTACATCTATGAGTCGCTGTATTCATTACACAGACCTACATGAACTAGGCCACAGTGTTGGCCTTGCACATGGCCCAGAAAATCAAGACTATAAAGCCAGAGGATATATCTTCCCTGATTTTGGGCATGGCTGGAATGATATCTGTGGCACTAAAGATGATCTAATGTCGTATGGTTACGAAGGATGGTTTCATTCTAATTCTAAATTGTACTGCGATGAGATCTTTGATGTGTGGTATACAGATGTATTGGCAGGCGGCATAGAGTGGTCAGACACTGCTCATGCGCTCAATAGAGTTAGATATAATGTGTCGTTGATTCACGACGAGAACAAGTACGTAGATCCAGACGCTAGGCTACGGCCTGTGATGTCTAGAGCTAGGCGTATTGGTATAGAAGTTATAGACTAGCAGGGTTTTCCTCTGGGCATAGCGTTCTTCATTAGCCCACCATGCTTTGCAGTAGATCTATGGCGCTTAGTTTTCTGAGCAATCTTCTTAGGCTGTTGAGAAAACTGTTTGCCTGCCGCAGTATCAGCACGTTTCTTAGCAGACGTTGCGGCATACTCAGAAGAGCTTAGAGATTCTCTAGCACTCTTAGGAAGATAGCGTTCACCTGTAGCCTTTGGGCCTTGCGTAGAAGGATTACCAGACTTAGTTCCCCAATCTTCTTTTGTCCAGTTCTTTAAAGATTGCTGAGACTTTTTAAGTGCCATTATTTATAACCCCCACCCGCTTCCTTGTAGGCTTTAGCAAGCATCTGAGCTTTACGTGCCGACCACTGGCCTGCCTTACCGCCTTTGCTACCCGCTTTAATCTTTTCAAACAGACGCTTGCGTAACGCTGGCTTAGTGTAGTTTCCTGCTTCATTTACTCGACTTTTTGTTTTTTTCTTAGCGGCCACTCTTGGACTCCATATCCGCAATAGACTTATAAGATACTAACCCACCTTTGGCGCTTCTGCCACGTATAATATTTTTTTGTTGTGGATCACGAAAGCTTCCACCTTCTGCTACAACATCACCTTTTCTACTGCGGCCTACATTACCTTTGCCTTGTGCTGGGCCTGTAATCTGTCCTGCAAAATGCTGTAAAGGCGTCTTACCTGTGATAGCTTTTGATACTACATTTGCGACAATGCCTGCTGGAGTTACACTCAAAACCCCTGAACGGTCTGCTAAATCTTTTACATCTTTATAAAACGGCATCCTAATCTCCCGGCGGTAGCGCCAATAGTTTTTCGTTTGAAATTATCCAAGCCTTTGGGATGGCTATCTCTGCATCGCCCTGTATGGCTTTACCATCCTCAAGCAACATATGAGGACATATAATTATCAGGTCATCGTCCTCATGGATTATCATACCACAAGAGACTGCAATGGCGGCTGTGATTTGTTTGAGTTCGTTGATGTCTCTCCAGCCCATGTTAGAGCCTCCAGAGGCATCGTGCCATACAATCTTACTGAGCGTTACCACTTGACCTTATCAGCCCAATAAGCCGCAGACATCTTTCCGCGCTTGATGTTTCTAGCATGACGGGCTTTAAAGCTCTTGCGCTTGGCCTTCATACGTGCAGATTCACCAGACTTTGGTTTGCCAGCAGTCTTAGCGCCTTGCTCACCAAAGCGAATAATCTTTTCTTTACCGCCTTCGCAGGCTTTGACAACATGAGACTTCTTAGGGTGGTTTGGTGTGCGTCGAGGCTTGTTACAGGCCATCTTCTTCTTGTCGATCTTGCCGCCCTTGGCAACTGCATAGCGCCTTGTGATGCCGCCTCCCGCAAAGCCTGAACGCTCTTCTTCGTCTGTAAAGGCTCCACCGGCCTGTTCAATATAGGGCCTTCCTGTCAGCTTGTCTATGCGCTCGTCAGGCTCTACAGGGGCTTGAGGGACGTTTAACACTAGCCCTCCTTTAGCTTTTGGTAAACGCTCTTGACGCTCTCTTCCTGCCTCATCAACAGGTATTAAAGGTGTACTGCGATACTGATATTGAGCGCCGTTTAGCTCTCTAATTAGTTGTTGTATTTTTTCTGGCTGTCCCTGTACTTTTGTAAACAAATCTTCAGATCTTGTTCGCGCATAGTCTATATCATAATAACTATTTCCTGCGATTCTGGCGATGGCTTGGTCACTCAGTCCTGCGCTCTTCATAACTTTACGAGCTTCTACGTCACCAACTAGTTCTTTTACACTATCATACATAAGATAAAGGTCTTGCTGGGCGTCATAGTTTGACCGCAAGTTTCTTTTTTGTTCTCTTGAAATATCTTCTGGCTTATCGCCAAAATTTATTCTCTTAGAAAAATCAGCGCGACCATGATTTTGAAAATCGCTAGACGCATAAAACATTTTGTCTTTAGGGTCTAATCGACTAAAACGAATTCCAATAAGATTGGCGGCAAGCTCTGCGCGTTTGTCGTAGCGTATTGATCCTGTAGCCGCACTAACTTTTGGTGGCTTATCAAAATACATTTCACCAATGCCTGTAGCGTCTGCATCAACTAAGAGCCTGTATAGGCTATCAACACTTCCCGGCATCATTGACATAGCAACATGGGAAACGCCATCTATAAGTTTATTAATGCTTGTTTCATTTTCAGGGAAAAGTTGTTTACCTTCTGCTGTACGCCCATCGTCGCTTTTAGCCGCAACATAAACATCTGCCAAAGCTTGTGTAATAATTGAAGCATCTGTATAAGGTGTTAAAGACTTTTCAAAGAACGCTCCTGCGGCATCAACTAAATACTCATCTAGTTCTTTTCCTTTTAGTGAACCATCAGCTATCATGTGATAGGCTTCTTTTACAGGCTCTTTCAAAACACTATAAGAATCTATAAACTGAGTATCAGCAACAAATATGTCTCCGTCTGGGCCTCTAAATGGAATACGGGTGGCCTTAGACCAAGGCGTGTGTGAAATTCTTTGAACAGCTTCTTCTTCTTCGTTAGTAATTCCTGTAAGATAGGCCGCTGTACTAGCTATTCCCTCAAAGCCCCCCATAGATGCTGTAAATCCAGCAAGCCTTGCTCGTCCTCTTGCGGCAATAACCCTATTACCAGAAGTAATTTCTTTTGATGCCTGCCTAACAATGTGTGCAGAAGTTCTTACAATCTCAGCAGGGAATGAAACAAAACTACCAATCGGTAGATACCTAAAAGCCTTTACACCGTTAGGTACTTTGTCGTAGTTGGGCATAGTATCTTGAATAATTTGTGCGGCCTTGCGCTCCAAAACTTCAATAGGCTCATCTGGAAAAGCTTTCTTTAAAACATCTAGCTCTTTTTCAAACGCATTTATTTTAAAAAAATCATCTGTAGCCACATATTTTTTTTCGGCCCACTTATAAAGATCAGCGGCCTTTTCGCCAGCCATGCCGTATCCTCTAAGACCATCAAAAAAATCATCGGCAGAGCCATCAAGCTCTGTGCCAGCCCTCATAAGCTTTCGGAACTCATTTACTTTGACGTTAGTATTGATTACGCCAAGCCCTAAATATTTTTCGTACAGCGCATCTAAGCCAGCATCGCCCTGATTCTTAATAGCGTTTGTTAAAATTCTTTTTGTTTCAGATCTATTAAAAAATGGATTGATTCCATTAGCCAAACCAAACTGCATACCGCCCAAATAGTTTCTTAGGTGGGTTACGTGACTAAGTACAGTCTTAGAAGCTTGAGAAACACCCTTAGCCTTCATAAAAGCAATATAGCCTTCTTGTAAAGGACGAATCATTCGATTAGCTGAACGCGAAGTATCCAACAGTTCTGACTGTCTGCCTGCAATGGCTATACCCATTTCTCTTGTTGTATATTTACCGTCTAATGATGAGTTAGTACCTGTAATTTTATAGTCGTACTTAACATTACCTTTGGTTTCTGGGCTAGTAAAAATATATTTATCTCTACCCAACTGCAAAAGATTATCAGCAAACTTATTTGTTTCAACAAGCTGAGACATTTTACCTATAGTTAAAAGAATATTATCAACAGGATCTGTAACTTCTCCCATAAGCCGTCTTATATCAGCATCAATATCTTTTTTGCCTGTAAGAATTTCTTTATTTACCCGCACTGCCTTGCCATAGTGGTCTAGCCCTGCGTAATCTCCACGATTTAGAATAGCATCTACTTGACCTAAAGCTTGATCATAGGCTTTTTCAGGCGTTAGGTTTGGGTTGTCTAGTAATTTACTTGCTTGTAATTTTTTAACTACTTGATGTTTTAGATTTTCATCTGGCTTAAAACCAGAATCTTCAAACAACCGATATGATCTTCTAATATACTCTCCTGAATTAGCTGTAATAATTTCTTTAAACTGTTCGTTAGGTATACTAGAGTTAGCAAGTTTTGCAGACAGATCATCTATAAGGTTTCTTGCGTTTAGTAGCTCTATTGCCGCATCGTCTGGAATACCCATACGCTGTGCTACACGCAACGCTTCTTCTTCATATTCGCCTTTAGTAATTAAACCCTTGTAAAAGTCTGATGAAGAGTTTAAAGAAGCTGTTAAAAAATCTGTTAAAGTTTCTTCAGATACTGAATCAACAGGAAGCTTGTCCAATGCTTTGCTTAAACGATTGGCAATGTTTTCTGCTTCGCGTACAGTTTGCCTTTGTGCGTATTCTTTACCACGAAATAAATTATAGGCGTTGGTTGTAAAGTATCCGCGAGATGTAAGCATTTGTTGATAAAAACGCCGTAGCAAACCACTGTTTTGTTGATCAATTTGGGCTTGATCCTTAGGCGTTTCTGAAAACTTTAGGTCTTGATGAATATTAGACTTGTTTATTTGTACAGCTTCTCTAGCTTCTTTTAATTGTTTTACAGCAGACTCAGCTTGTTTTTCAAGGGTATCTGCTTTTGGCAATACGATACCTAAAGCTCTAAAAAATCCTTCTGCAACACCACCAATAATCATGCCTTCAAAAGCAATTTTAAGGCGTTGCTCTGCAATACTATTGTCTTCGTCTACAGATAAAAATTCTACAATATCTTTTCCAAAACCTTCTAAAAGTCCTTCGTCTTCAGACCTTTCAAAGTCTGTTGCTAAACCTTCTTCACCAGTTTTATGTAAAACTGAATCAATAGTTGCACCTGAAATAAGACCATTTGCAATTATAGGAAGTTGAGGAGCAATCCTAGATAGGGTAGTTCCTATTTTAGCACCACCAACAAAATATGGAGCAATTTCTAGACCAACTCCTGTTAGTGTTGTAGCCTCTTTAAAGCGCCCTTGCTCATCAATAACTCTTTCTTTGATGTCGCTTTCTTTACCTGTTACAGCACCTGTAACTGCCGCAATATTATCTAAAAACTGTTCGCGTGAACTGCCTTCTAGTGTTTGACGCATAGCTTCTTTTTGAGTACCGCTTAAACCAGCCATCCCTAAGACTTGTTCCATAATAAAGTTTTGAGGGACTTCTGCAACACGTAAAAAACCCTTTGCAATGTCAGCAACTAAATCATCTTCAGGCTCTTCTTCTTCCTCCTCCTGAACAGGTTTGCTGTCGATAGGCGAAAAACCACTAGGCTGATTATTGACTGATAAGTTTTGATCAATTTTTGAAAGTTTTTCTTTTTCTTGAACCTTATCCATAGCCATACGATACAGTTCTTCATCAGTTGGATTACCTTCGTATGCAACCGTGATAGTGCCGTAAACAGTTGGGACATTTGCAGTACTCATATTTTTATGGGTTCCTTTGTATTGCTGGCGAAATACCTGTAGCTTGATCTACGCGCCCACGTATATTTGCTAGATGTGAAAAAAACTTAATCATTTCTTCTTGTTGGTCTGAAATACCATCTCCGTTACTATCTACGTTGGGATCCATCTGTGAAATTGAACCATAGTTTGCCCATAGGTCTACTCTAACTAGCTCTGTATAAAGAGCCGCTTGGTTTTTAGACTCAAGATCATCTTTCAAAAGATTAGGATCTTTTATGTCTCCAGTTGCTGGATCAATTTCTGTACCAACAACAACCTCAAACATAATGTCTGCAACTGTCTTATATTTTTCAGGGCTATCAATGTCTCCAAATGATAGGGGAGTTGGATTACCTTCCGCATCTGTAAGCTCTCTTAATCTTTTTGCAATAATTCTTTGACCTTCAGATTTAACATGATTTTGATAAAACTCTTGTAGGTCAAAAGCACTTCTAGTAGCAGTCAGTAACTCAGTAGGAGTTATAGTTTCACTCTCATCTAAAACTGTAACTGTTGGATCGCCATATGTTTTTACGGGCTTACCGTCTAAATCTTTTCGGGACATATCAGTTGTTTCAGTTTTTTTAATTAAAACCATCCTCCCACCAATAGCTTGAACATCTACAACTGGTTTTGTTGTTATCGGCCCACGATCAGGATCAATCGCTTGATCAGCAATCATTTTATTTACAGCATCTACTTGAGCCAGTAACATACTACCAGTTTCTTCATAAGACTCTACTAGAGCATTTAGTTTTTTAGCATGATATGCACGAGAGGCTGGGTTTTGAGCATCAATAAAGTCTCTATATGCAAGCATCTCTTCCATATCAAGATCCTCTTGAGACTTACCATCAAAGGCTTTAGCAAAAGTAGAAGTAAACAAATCTTCAAGTGAGTTAGGTCGATACTGGCTTCTTACCATTTCTAGTTGATTTGAAAAATTATTCATGTCTTGACCTTCGTAAATACCTCTAGCCTCAGTCAAAATTTTTAATCTTTCTTTTGCAACTTCTTGTGCCGCCGCATAAACTTTACTTTGATAACCAACTTCATCTAAGCCTTCTTTCCAATCGGGTGTGTTTGCTTTAACACTTTGCTCCATAAATGGAATTGCTTTTTGAGTTAAGTACTCTAAGGGGGTTAGTCCTTGTGCGGCGTCTATCTCAGCCCACTCTGCCTGTAGTCTTGCAATATTAGTATCGGCTTGAGCCGCAAGCTGAGTAGCCCCACGTTGCTCAGTAGTATTTAAAAAATCATATGTTTTATTTTTTAATACAGCATTACCAACTGCAACACCACCTTTAATAAGACCACCTAGAATAGTATCTGTCAGGTCTTGATCTCTTTGGCGTTTTGCAAGCTCATCAGCACGATCTTGTTGTTGTTTTTGTAGCAGACTAAATGTTGCGTCTATACCCTGTACCATTATCCCATGACCTCTTGTTGTGGAGCCGCAAGAAGACTTTCAGTAGGCTCTTCTTGCATTTCTGCATTAGCATTACCGTCTACAGCTTCAGGAGGCTCTATTGTTCTAAGCCTTTCTTGACTAGTTTCAGACAAGAATGGAAGAGACATTTTCATTTCTTTAAACTTTTGTATATTATCTCTACGCTCTTTAGATAACCTAGCCCCCAAAATTACAGGATCGTTTTGTTCTTCAGAGGCTTCACCTCTTTCTATTACAAAGTCCACTCCTGCCCTTTCTGCAAGAGCCATGATAATATAGGCTGTAGGCTCTATTAAAAGAGTCATTAAATTTACATCCCATTTACCTTGCGTAAAACCTGTAAAGAGAATTACTTGTACAACATCCATTACAGGAATACCTTCAAGTAGACTTTGTATTAGCTGATCATAACGATCTTCATCAATTAGTTCAGAAAAAATCCATTCTGAAGCTGAATGAACATCAACATACTGTGGAGGCTTTTCATAAGGTGCGGGGTCATCTGGATCTGAAGTTAGGCTAGAGCCGGGAATAGGCCCACCCCGCAGTATTGCATCAAAATATTCTTCGTCCATTATGCCGGTACTCCCCTAGCCCTTGCTTGTTCTTGATACTGATTAAAATTAAATTGTTGCGCCATTAAACCATAAGGATGGGACGTTGCATACTGTGGCCCTACTTGATTAATAACACTTTGATATGGGCTAGTAGCATAGTCATTGAATCCTATAGAAGTTTCAAAGTCTCCTAGAGCTACTGAACTTGAATAAGCGATGGGCCTTAGCTGTTCAGCAGTTGGTGAAAGCCCTGTCGCTTGTGCTATAGCCTCTCGTCCTAGAGCCTTTCCAGTTTCAGGTATAAAATCAGTAACTGCTTCCCTCATTTTTGCTCGTCCATACGCTAAATTTTCATCAACGCTTTTACCCGTTATAAATTCACTAGTCTTATCTAATAGAGACTTTTCTGGGGCTACTGCCGCTTTACCAGAAGCAAAGAAGGGATCTGCTACAGTACCCGCACCGCTTTGTTGAGCAATATTTTCAGTTAAAGTCTCTGCAATATTTCCAGTACTGCCAGAAAGTAAAGACGAGGGGGGTGGCCCTTTCATATAAGTTACACCATCTATTGTTCCAACAGGGCCAAAAGGATCTCCTCCTAATAAAGGCTCTCCCCCAACTCTCGCCATAGCCGCTTCAGTTTGAAGCCTGTCTTTTGTTAAAGCATCTAAAGCGCCTTCACTATCAATAGCCTCTCTTAAAGGTGCTTCATTCATTAACGAATCTTCTGGAATTTCTTTTAAAGTTCTTTGAGGTACTGATACTTCAGACAGTGGATCAAGATTAAAAAGATTACCACCAGCCTTGGTTATATTTGTCATAGACTCTTGAGTAACCTTCCAAGCACTAGAAAAAGTTTTTTGCGTTATGTCTAGTCTTCCTCCAGTAATACTTTTTAAAGCATCACCTAAGCCCGGAACTTTATTAGCTATAGCACCTATCGTTTCTCCTATAACATTTGTAACGCCGTCAGTAACACTACTGAAAAACTTACTAGTATTAGAAGCAATTTTTACAGCCCCTTGGATAAAATTAGAGGCGGCTTGACCAACAGCGCCCATACCCTGCAAAGCTCCTGCAAGGCCACCAACAGTACTGCCTGTCCCAACTAATAAGCCCGATAACATTTGCCCGATCCCCGGCAGGATAAGCGCAAGACCAATTTGACCAATAATGCCAATCTTGCCCATAAATTTTCCAATAGACTTAAAGGCGCTTTTAATTCCTTTTCCGATCTTTTTAAAGACCTTTTTTATACCTTTAAATATTTTCTTGAAGAATCCCATTTACTTAGCCTCCACCCGGAAATATTAAATCAACTAGATTTTTTAAAGCGGTAGTACCCGTTTTTGAATCTTTACCAGCCGCCGCCTCGTTACCTAAAGCTACAGCATACAACTGAGTCTTTCTAGTTTCTTCGTTTTCATATTGCTGTCTGAGATAGTTTGCTTCATCTCTAAACTGTTGCCACATATTTTGTTGCTCTTGTAAGCTCATATTAAAAGCGTTTTGAGCGTTTTGCTGATTAGCGGCATTTTGTGCGGCAGTGTCTGCTGTAGCCAACTGTCGCTTCCAAGCTACATCAGCCTGTGCAATCGCCTGTGCATTTGCGGCATTAAATTGATCACGCCTAAACTCTTGATCAGCCACAAACTGTTGAGCCTGTAAAGTCATTTGATTGTTTGCAATATATTCATTACTTGCAACTTGCATTCTTGTTTGTTGTAGATTTGCCGCAATTCCAGCATTAGTTAAAGAAGCTTGATTTTGAGCTTGTTGATTAGCTAACTCTTGACGATTTTGTTGTTCAGTATTAAACTGTGCCATAGCATTTTGCTGTGAAGCATTAAACTGATCTATCTGAGATGCCAAACTTGCATTAAATTGATTTACTTGATTTTCGCTTTGAGCATTAAACTGTCTTGCGGCATTCTGAGCCGCTTGATTAGACAACAAAGCTTGTTGTTGCATCTGAG